GCAGTCATTAGGTTAATGGCGGTATTTTGCCAATATTCGGAAAGTTTTGGTAAAAAATAGTATGACGAAAGTTCACAAATGGACTCTTCAAGCCATCGTAAATTCTGTTGTACTTTTCCATGAATGACTGTGTGACACATTTCATGAGCAAGCTGATATGCAAGTCGTGACCACGAGGATGGATTTGAGTTCAAGATAATCAAATCTGACTCTTTAAAACAAGCGGGGCATTCCCGTTCCTTCTGAATAGTTATTGTGGTTGAAACGCTTTGTATAGGGAGAACTTCGTTCATTACTCGAAGAAGCGTATCTATTACAAGCAACATATTTTCATCTGCTGTATCCGATTTACCGCAATTGAAATGAATTTGAGGAAAAGAATTAATAGAAATAAGCTTTCCCATTTTAAAAACCTCCACATTAAATGATTATGAAAATATTTTAACATGAAGTTAAAATATTTTCAAGTTTCAAAGGGAAACAAACCGATTTTAGAAAGGAGAAAAAATGAAAACAAGAAAAGATTTTTTAACAGATGAACAGGTAGAACAGGAAATTGAAAGATTGAATCAATCTGATGCCGCACAGCTTTTTATATAGGAACAGCGCATTAAATATAAGAGGAGACAGTACCTGTATCAACTCAGATGCCATGAGAAGAGAGGAAAGCAGTTAATCCGTGACGGAGTGAAGATGGAACAGCTTGAGTTGATGGAAAAGGAGATGGAAGAGTGATGTTGGAAGTACTTGGAAGTATCGCTACTATTGCAGCAACAATAGTACAAGCTGTAAGCGTAGTGCGTCTTATGAAGATTGAAAAGGAACTGAATAAAATGTACAAAAGGAGATCAAATGAACGAATTAAAAGTAATTGAAAATGAACTTGTCCCAGTATACGAGACAAGTACAGGAGAAAAAGTAGTATACGGATCAGAACTGCATGAGGTTCTGGAAGTAAAGAGCAACTATAGAGAGTGGATCAAAAGAAGAGTGTTAGATATCGATGCGGAGGAAGACGAAGATTTTACCACCGTCGAAATTCCGACAGTGTCAGGAGGAACCTCTAAAAAAGACCATATCATCAAACTGGATACTGCCAAAGAAATGGCAATGCTTGAGCGGAACGAAAAAGGAAAGCAAGTACGCAGATATTTCATTCGGGTAGAAAAGAAATACAAAGCGGCATCTCTTGCCACACAAGAACTCTCACCGCAGTTACAGGTCATGATTAACTTGGAAATTGAGCAGAAGCGTCAGGCAGAGAAGCTTGAGCACGTGGAAGAACGGATCGAAAGCATCCGTGAGGTTGTTGCAATCGATACAACGTCATGGAGAGAAGATACCGGAAGAATCTTGAGAAAAATCGGTATGGAGTGCGGAGACAGCAAGTCTTATCAAGATGTAAGAGGGGAATCCTATCAGTTGTTAGAAAAACGTATGGGAGTGAATGTAAAGCAGAGACTTACAAACAAACGTAGAAGAATGGCAGATGAGGGTGTTTGCAAATCCAGAAGAGACAAATTGAATTATCTTGATGTGATTGCTGATGATAAGAAACTGATTGAGGGATATACGGCTATCATAAAAGAGTTGGCTATTAAATACGGAGTGGCGTAGCAGGGAGGATTGACATGGAAATTGTAATAGCAAGCATCATCTGCTCGATCATAACATCAATCGTTACAAGTCTTGTAGTGACACGGGAGTCTATGAGTATTATCCAAAAGGCTGTTGATCATTTGCTTGATGTCAACATGGACTTTGTTACCGATGTGACAAACATGATAATTGATAGATTTGGAACGAAGCGTAAATAAGATTAAATGGACAACATACCTTGGACAATCCAACCTGCATACATAGTAGAGAGGTGATGATTTTGATCGTAGAAACAGTAAAAGTAAAAAATGCAACAATCCGAGTACATGATGATTGTTATGTGGATCGCACAGAAGAGGAAGTCAAAAAACTTATAGATGGATGTTGCCGGATTATTCAGGGAGCATTGATACGAAAAGAGGAAACCGCCTAGGCGGTAGAAAGGAGGACAAGCATGGAGATTAAAGGAACTTACCACTGCCAGACCACCCAGCAGCAGAACGCATTAAACGGTTGGGATATCCGCTCCGTATCTGTTGAGTTACCGGAGCAGGACAAGCCTTACTGGCACAAGGTTGCAGCAGCTGTGATCGGGTTCGTGCTGGCGTTGATCGGATGGTGGTTGATATTTGGGTATTAAAAATGAGCACCTACAAAAAGGCTGGGGAGCCGTAGGTACTCAGGAAAAAATACGATTCTATATTAACAGATTTTAGGAGGATAAGCAATGGATAGAAAGAAAATACATGAACTTTTAGACTTAATTCTCGAGATCCAGGAACGCGGAGAAGGTAAGGATGGGTACCCTTATGTAAACATTGAATTCTTGAATTACGGTGGCAGAATACTTTTGTCCGCGCAAGAAAACGGATTTGTCGCGAATAGAGGTTACGATTTGTTTGACTGGATTGCAACAGATAAGCAACTAGATGATGCAATCGTTTTTGCGAAAGTATTACTGGAAAAAGCAGTGGATATGGTGGGCGAATAATATGTACGGATATACAGAAGAACTGGAAGAAATAACAGATCAAGAAGCGACTGAAAAAGATAGATATTTTAGGGTGCGCAAAAGGCACTATCAGAATTATTGCGATTTTATGGAGGAAATAACAAATGGCAACATTATACGAGATTGACGAAGAGATTTTAAATTGTGTAGATCAGGAAACAGGCGAGATTATCGACCCAGAAAAGCTGGCACAGTTGCAGATGGATTTTGACAAAAAGGTAGAGGGAATTGCTCTCTGGATCAAAAACCTCTTATCTGATGCAGAAGCAATCAAGGCAGAGAAAAACAAACTGGCTGACCGCCAGAAAACATGTGAAAACAAGGCAAGAAACTTGAAAGAATACCTGTCTGGTTATTTATGTGGTGAAAAATTTAAGACACCAAGAGTCAGCATTTCTTATCGAAAATCAGAGAGTGTAGAGGTACAGGATATTTCAAAGCTGGATGAAGAATATTTGAAATTCGTTGATCCCGAGGTGGACAAGACCAAAGTGAAAAAGGCACTGAAAGATGGAATTGAACTCTCTGGCGTTGTATTGGTGCAGAATAATAATATTCAAATTCGGTAGGTGAGAAATATGGAATTTAGGACATTAAAGGCAAACGAGATTGAATGTCGGATCGCAACGGTGAAGAGTAATGGGATATCACTATTACTATACAAAGATGCAAGGTGCGATATGAATATCTTGGATGAAACTGTTGGAAAGTTAAATTGGAAAAGAGAACATAGCAGAGACAACGCAAACTGCACCGTGAGTATATGGGATGATGATAAAGGTATCTGGGTTTCCAAAGAAGATACAGGAACGGAAAGCTTTACTGAAAAACAGAAAGGTCTTGCATCCGACAGCTTTAAGAGAGCTTGCTTTAACTGGGGAATCGGAAGAGAGTTATATACCGCTCCGTTTATTTGGATCCCATCCGATAAATGCGAAATTTCCGCGAAACAGAATGGTAATGGAAGCACTTGTTATGATCGTTTTCGAGTAAGCTATGTTGGTTATGACAAAGAAAGGAACATAGATGCCCTGAAAATCGAAAATGAGAAAACCGGAAAAGTAGTATTTTCGCTTGGTAGAAATGCCGGAAATTATAATCCTGCTAATCAAGAAGAATCTCTCAAAAACTATGTGACCGAATCACAGGTAAAAACACTGGAAATTTGCATTCCTAAGCATAAGCAGACAATAGCGAATGTGTGTCGGGTTTATAAGGTGTCTGGTTTGCGAGAACTGACAGTGGAGCAATTTAAAAAGCTTATGAGAAATATGGGAGAAGAATAATGAGGTTTACAGGAAGATTGAAAGAACCTGTCGCAGATTATCACAGTGGAAAGCTGACCATTCTATTCGAGCCTATAGAGGACTTCCGACAAGCCTACGATGAACTGAAAGATTATGAGAAATTAACGCTTGAAATAAAGCCGTACAGAGCAAAGAGAAGCCTTGACGCGAACTCTTATTTGTGGGTGTTACTCGATAAATTAGCGGAAAAGTTGGACATCACTAGGTGGCAAGCGTACCTAAATGAATTAAAATCCCACGGTGCTTTTGAGTACATACCGCTCCGGGAAAAAGACATCTATCTGGCACAGTCAGTGTTCCGGATTGTGATAGATCGTGGAGCACAGGAAGTAAAAGACCTAAAAGGGAGAACTGAAACATTACACACTCTGCAATGCTACAAAGGGTCAAGCAAGTATAACACAAAAGAAATGAGCAGACTCATCAAAGGCGTGTTGGAAGATTGCAGAGAGGTTGGAATACCAGATGCAGACCTTTTGACCCCAGATGAAAAAGAAGAGCTTAGACAAAAATGGGGGATTGAACTGTGAGCATTGATTACAGTAACATGGCATTCCCTAAGCCGAAGCGCAAGAAAAAGAAAAAAGGTCATCAGAGGACGTCCGGCAGACCAAAGAAGCTGTGGAGCATATTCACAGAGGATATGGATCACTGCATGTACACCGGAGTTTACGGAGTGGAGAGGCATCATGTTTTTAGTCACACATCGAAAGAAATTGAACTTTCGGAGGATTATGGTTTTATCGCTCCATTGAGACCAGACCTGCATCCAAACGGAACAAGGGCAGGGGAGAATGCATCAAAAGTTGACCGATACTTAAGAAAACGCTGCAAAGAGTATTATTTGCAGCACTACGGAACAGAAGAGCAGTTCCGACAAGAATTTCACTATGTTAGCAAAGGGTAACCTTTCGCTATAAATTGTAACCCGTTCATGGCTGCTGCACAGTACGTCACAAATACCTTAAGTAAGCCAGATTCATTGTCTCCCGGTAATTCCGGGAGCAGAAAGGAGAATAAATGGTAATTACAATTCCGGGCAAACCGGTTGGAAAAGCAAGACCGAGATTCCGCAGAGCCGGATTTAAAGTCATTACATATACGCCAGACGAAAGCAAAAAATACGAAAAGGAAGTTGCAAGGATTTACAAGCAGAGTATAGGCGTGCTTTACACGGACATCCCTCTGAGAGTTCGAATTTTAGCGAAATTTCCGATTCCAGAGAGCTGGTCTAAGAAGAATAAGGATAGGGCTTTAAAAGGAGAAATGAAGCCGAATAAGAAGCCTGACTTAGACAACATTGCAAAAATCATTCTGGATGGCCTGAATGGAGTCGCATATACGGATGATAAGCAGGTAACCAGTCTGGAGATTGAAAAAGTGTACTCGGATACACCTTGCGTGGTGGTCTATATTGCGGAGGATGAGTAATGGCAGAGGTGAAGTGGATCAAGATAGCAACGGATATCTTTGATGATGAAAAGATATTGCTGATAGAGAGTTTACCGGATGCTTATGCAATTATAACAGTCTGGTTCAAGTTGCTATGTCTTGCCGGGAAAAAGAATAACGGTGGTGTATTCCTGATGAATGACAAGATTCCCTACACAGACAAGATGCTGGCAACAATCTTTAGAATGAATGAATCCACTGTAAAGTTGGCTTTGAATGCGTTTGAGCAATTTAAAATGATTGAGATAGTGGAGGGAATAATCACGATCCCGAACTGGAATAAGCACCAGACATTGGATGCTTATGAACGGAAAAAAGAGCGTGACAGGCTGTACCAAGAGGAAAGAAGAGCCAAACAAAGAGCTTTGATCGAAAAATCGTCTGACAAGTCGTCTGAAAGAACGTCTGACGTCGCTGTTTCAGATATAGATAAAGAAGAAGATAAAGAAAAAGATAATAATATATATGTCCCGTACAAAGAGATCATAACTTACCTGAATGAAAAGACAGGCAAGAAACTAAGGTGGGATGTTAAGAGTAACCAGAAGGAAATAAAAGCCAGATTCAATGAAGGATACACTCTGGATGACTTTAAGACGGTGATTGATAAAAAATACCATGAGTGGGGCAGAAAGCCGACAAAAGAGGAATTACAGCGCGGCATTAAGGATATGAGGATATATCTAAGACCAAAAACCCTGTTCGGCAGTAATTTCGATGTTTATCTTAACCAAGAGCAGACGGAAAAAATGCCAGCAAAACCGCCAGTAAGCAGAAATCTAAACAACTTTGAGCGCAGAGAATACGACATGGACTCTCTGGAAGAGCAGCTGTTGAATTCGAATTAAGGAGGAGCAAAATGAAAGAAGAATTATTAAAAATGGCACAGGAGTGTCTCTATGAGGAAGAAGTAAAGGAAATACTCAAAAAGAAATTTAAGGAATCGATAGAATCGGCAATAGGATTAGCGTTTAGATGGGGAGATGCGGAAAAGGCACTGAAGAAAAAGATAAACGATGTCATGGTGCCGTACATAGAGAAGTATGATTTTTCGGAATACCTTCCAAAGTTGGATACGGTGCTTACAGAAATCGTAAATTCCGATGCTTGCATTGAGAATAAAAAGATTCTAGAAAATTTTAAGGAATTATCAATCAAGCAGGAAGAAAAAGAAATGGAAGTCACGGATCTGTTTGATGCATGGATTGCAATGTGCGAAAAGAAGATCAGTACAACTGGTCTGGAAGTGGAGTTTGACGATGGACCACACTACGAATCGGTCAGTTGCGAGATGCTAATAGAAGAGTGTGAAAGATCTACTTGGAGCTCCCTGCATAGGGCGGTAATCATTTTCGAAAACGAACACGATGAAGAGTTGAATATGGAAATTCCGATATCGAAATGGGATTTTGAGAAAGAGTATACACTTGACAGTTTGGGATGTGTAGACATTAAGTCGTTGAGATACCTTGGGGAATTTGACATGCTGTTGCTGAGATTACAAAGAGCGGGAACGAAAATCATCATAAACGAAATGGAAGCAGGTGGAGAAATATGTCCAGAGGAAGAGCCGGAAGTAAGTTTCAGTTAGGAGGCAAACATGAACAGAAAAAGATACGGTTTTAGAGTCTATAGGAAACAGTCTACCGGATTGAGACACGGAAATATGGATGCGTTTACGCGCGGCAGCACAAAGCGGAAGAGAAAGAATAGGGTGAGAGGGAAATGAGTAGACCAGGACACTTTCTGGATCCCTACAAGTTCCAGATCGAAGAGATGGTAAAACTCGGATGCACGGATGAGCATATCTGCAGAGTACTTGAGGATATTACTGGAAAAGAAGTGAAAAAGAGGGTAATAGCAAACAAGAGGATGTGGTTAAGAAAAATGGAAAATAAAAGAAAACAATACGAACCGTACAAGGGAGAAATTAAGTGCATGATCGAATACGGACTTACGATCCAGAACATCTATGCAGCAATAAGCGAAGAGAGCGGAATCGATGCAAGTATTGAAACGTTCAAAAACTTTTTAAAAGACAATGATATGCTGCCTGAGTCGAAGAAGCAGGAAACTTCGGTCAAGGATATCTTTGGCAACATTGCAAATTACATGGAGTTTCACGAGGGTTGGGTGAGGACCAGTTGCCGGCTCAACAGGGCGATGTCGAATCCAAACCGGATATTAATGCGGAGGTATTTGCAGTAGGTTATAAAAAATAAGCGAAAATAGAAAGGAGCCAGCCTCCGGCCGGGGCAAGGGTATACCGGGCTTCTGAGAAAATGGATAAAGAGAAAAAAGCAATCGAAAGAATTAAAATGGCAAGTGAAATGAGTCTGCATCACTATGGTAGACCGCTTATTTGCACATACAGCGGAGGAAAAGATAGTGATGTGATGTTAGAGATTTTTAAGCGATCCGGAATCCCGTTTGAAGTGCATAACAGCCATACAACGGCAGATGCGCCACAGACAGTTCGGCATATCCGGAAGGTATTCCGAGAACTGGAACTGCATGGAATTAGGTGCGAAATAGAAAAACCACGCTATAAAGGAAAATTGATTAGCATGTGGAGCTTAATTCCAGAAAAGCTTATCCCGCCGACAAGAATTGTAAGATACTGTTGCTCTACGCTGAAAGAAACTGGATGTGCAAACCGGTATATCGCAACCGGAGTAAGATGGGACGAAAGTACTTCCAGATTGAAAAGGGAAGAGTTTGAAAAGCTCGGACAAACCCAAAAAGAGAAAGAAAAATTTACGAAGATAATGCTGATGGAGGATAACGATGCACGAAGACGGATGAGTGAGCTATGTATGCAGCAGAAAAAAATGATTGTAAATCCTATCATAGATTGGACGCATAGTGATATCTGGGGATATATAAATTCCGAGAAAATAGAGACGTGCGAGCTGTACCAGTGCGGATATGATCGTGTTGGTTGCATCGGATGTCCGATGGCAGGCAAGAAGCGTTACAAAGAGTTTGCAGATTTTCCAAAGTATAAGCAATTGTATATAAATGCTTTCGACAGGATGTTGAAAGAACGTGAACGAAGAGGAAAAGAATGTAAGTGGACGACAGGGGAAGAGGTATTTCTTTGGTGGATGGAAGACGAAAACATACCAGGGCAGATGAGTATAGAAGACTTTATTACGGAGGAATGACTAATGGCGAAAACAGAAGAAACATGGATGGACGGGATCACAACAGAAATGATGGAGCATATATGCGACAACCTGTGCAGGTATCCAGATCAGCTAAGTGAAATGGAACTGGAAGATAAATGCGCAGAGTGCAAGATGGGACGGTTTGTGTGCGATATTTTGAACCAGTATAACAAGGTGAATGATTTTGTGGACAGCCAGTGTGCGAAGTTGATGAATCAGATGCATGAGTTGAAAGAGCGTGATACGGCGAAAAAGCCAGAAGAAGTAGACTATGAATTAGGTTATTTCGTTTGCCCAAGTTGCAGAGAGTCAATATGTTTTATTGATGGACATGCAGAAGAGCACGAATGCTGTCTGAAGTGCGGCCAGAGATTAGATTTCGGAGGTTTAAATGAAATTTGAAAACGCATGTAACTGCATAGTAGATTATTCAATTTTAGAAAAAGCAATAGAAGAAGAATGCAGTAGAAGAAATATTACACCTAAAGAGGAATATAAAATTTATCTTTATCGTGGGTATGCTGGAATTTCGATAAAGCATGACAAAGTGTCGGTACACAGGATAATTGGTAAACATATTGTTGGATTCAATTTTGGTTCAGAAATTCATGTTCACCATATTGATGGAGATAAA